AACGAAAACTGCAAACACAAAAGAATTCTTCCTTTTGACTTTGCTGTGTTTAAAGATGAAAAGGTTTTTTTGATTGAATTTCAAGGAAGGCACCATTATGAGGCGATTAATTATTTTGGTGGAGAAAAATCGCATAAAGAAGTTTTGATAAGGGATCAGGTTAAAGAGAAGTATTGCAAAGAAAATAAAATACCATTTCTTGTAATTCCACATTGGAAAATAGACAAAATAGATGAAATGATAAATGATTTACTTGATTTAGTTTATTAAAAACATATAATAATTAAAACAACAAAGACCAGAGACAACCTCTGGTCTTTTTATTAAGGAGAAGAAAATGGGAAACTATATTAGCAATTCTTTTGATCAAATGGAAAATCAAGAGCTTATTCAAAAACTAATTGACAGTGGGTACAGTAATTTAGTTGACGCTTTTCTTTTGAATGATAGTAAAGTTTACACAAAAAAAGGCAGATTAAACAAAAGCGGCGCTTGTCGTGTTTTAAAATGTAAACCAAAAGAACTTGAAGATGCAATTAAAGCTTGCCAAGAATTGTTAAAAAGAGATTTAAGCGAAGAACAGGAAGAAGAAGATTTATTATGATTGAATCCAATAAGCTCGATCATACCTCAAGGTTAAATCGCAATATGTTATATCGCTGGACGACATTTCTAATTCGCCAAAATCTGCTGATTGAACCCAAACTGATTCAAATGTCCATGTTTCACACTTGTTTCCACAGCCATCAAACATGAAAAGATTAACGAAACTAACTTTAAACCCATCACAAGATTTTTTGTAATTAAAGCTAAAGTTGTCTACTTCATAAAGTTTTGAAATCCAATCGATAATAGGATTATTTCCAGAAGAAGTTTTGACATCGTAAACAGTTAAATTTAATGGCTTCCAGTCAGGTTTGCCAGGAAAGTATACAGTTTCTGAAAGGTGTTGAACTTCAATTTCTTTAAAGCTTATGCTTGGACGAGCGGACTTTGATGGTGGCAATGTATTTATTTTATCGCCGCAAACATCAGGAATTTCTAAAAGCCAGCGAAATTTTCTTTTAAAAGAATTATTCGCAAGATTAAAATTTTCTCCAAAATTCATACTAGCCATGCAAACCTCTTAAGTATAAAAACAGATAGATCCTTTTGGTATAAAGTATCTATCTGTTTTCAATTTGTTTAAAATTTAATTAATTAGCAACCAACGCAGCAAGGGTCAATGTTGCCACCACAGAAGTTAGAATAAGTAACCTGACTGTATCTCACAGTGACTTCGATAGTGACTTCTTCTGAAGAAGAGTAATCAAGTTCTCCAAAATTAACAGCTTGTGGCCACATATTTTCTAGCGACCAAGTTTCCATAATTGTGCCACAGCCATCAAACAGATTTAAATAACCATCACACGAATAACCACCAGATCCTGGTGTTCCAATCTTTGATGATTGCTTTAATCCAATAGGATCTGTAAAGTCATAAGTTGTTGCGAGCCAATTATAAAGCGATGTAATGCCCACGCCGCCGTCTGATAAATCATAAAACGTAACTGTAATGGTTTCCCAAGTTCCCTTACCTGGAATCCACATTTTGCCATTTAAGTAATTGATTTCTGTTTCTTCAATTGTTAAATTTGGTCTAGAAGCCAATTTGACAAAGTATGTAGGAATTTCTTGATTCTTACAGTATGGTTTTATTTCAAAAGTCCATCTATATTTTCTCTTAAAAACTATATTAGGATTTGTTATCAGTGGACCAAGTCCCATATTTTTTGCCATAGCGATCTCCTTGTAATTTTATTTTTTATAATGTTGTTGCTGATTCAGTAAAGCTTCCAGTTCTATGAATAGAAAATTCTATAAACATAAATTCTGCGGCTCTTGTTGGCTGAACACCAATTTGTGCGCGGAATTCATTACGATCAACAACATCTGGAGTATTCAGTGTTGCGTCATCTAAAACAATGAAATCATAAAGACCTCTGCCAACCTTTACGGTGTTTAGAATTTGCGTTGCAATATTCTTAAAGGATCTTTGGAAAGTTTCATCGTTTGGATCAAACAGAAGTTGTCTGCTTGCTATGCGAATATTCTTTTCTAAATAGAACATTAAACGACGAACATTTACGCGATCCAATGCCGTTGGTGTTCTTTGAAGAGTCTTTTGACCCCAAACCAAGAATCCTTGGACATCACTAAACTGAACAATTGGATTGATGCAATTACGATTTCCATACATCAAATCACGTTCAGCCAATGTTGGACGACTATAAACATCGCCAATATTCGGCACAATTCCACGTGTTTGTCCGGCAGGAGCAAACCAAGGAGCAGACAAGAAATCGCTACGAGCAATTACTGCCATGATTGATCCGCTAGGTGGAATCCAAACATCCACGCGATTATAAGTATCGCGAATCTTTACCCATGGCCAATAAAGTGCACCAAAATCTGAATCAAAACGATAGAGATTTAATGGGTGGCTACCATTTTGCCAAGCAATTATTTCATTGACCGTCAATCCGAATGGTGAGTCAATAATTGCCAAGCAGTCTTGACGATAAACCTGGCACATTTCTAGCAAAGCTTGAACAACTGATGTGCTAGAGTGACCTGGAACAGCAATTAAGTCAATATTGATTTGCTCTGGCTCAGACAGCGTGTAAATACCTGTGTATCCTACAGGATTGCCAATCAGAAGTTGGTCTTGTCTATCTGGGTCTGATGGAATTCCATCCGAGCCACCGCTTAATGAATACGTTCCATTTAATGGACCTGCTCCACCATCGGTGTTGTCCATAATGCGGATGAAGTCAGATACTAAAGACAAATAAGTTTCAACATAATAGCTTGAAGCTGGATCTTTTGTTAAATTGCCCCAAGACTCAACAGGAGCGCCATTATTAAAGACTTGAATCGTAAAATATCCAACTCTTGTATCGTTGGCAATAACGATTTGTGTTGAGTTTCCATCAATACCTGGACTATCAGCAGTAACTGTAAAGGTAACATCGTCAGTAATATTAGAAGCGCCATAAACTAGACCATAGAGGTTTGTATCGCCAGATCCAGTTGTTGTGCTTCCAGATGTTCCGACATGTGTGAGTGTGGTCAATCCAAATACAGCAGCAGCGGTGCTTTCTGGTTTGATTCTAAGCCTAGCGTCAACTCCATTGTGCATAGTGCGAATTTTAAGATAGTAGCTAGAATCAACATATGCGTAGAAGCCACCAGGTAAAAAATCAACTTGTGCGTTAATGTCATCGACAATATCTGCAATTGTTGTGTTGGTTATATCCAATTCGATTTGTTGAACAACGCCATCAATAAGAACATTATCTGTTCCGTCGATTACAATTTGAATTACATTTGTAAGCGATGTAAGATTAAATGTTCCATCTGCGTCTGACGCTGTGTGGGCTTCTGTGCCAATGACAACGGCTGGAGTCATGTCTAATCCAAGACCTGTTGGGTTTGGAAAATTTGGATCGGTTACAGATCCACCGTACATTGCATTGTGAATAGAAACAAGCTCAAGCGAAGCAGCAGGACCGTAAGCAAAAACAGTTTTTACACCAAGTGTGTTTGAAGATGTTTCGTAGAATTCAATTCCGTCATTTTCAAAATCAATTTGGCTATTTAATTCATTAATGAGTTCGGTAACAGTATAGCTCCCAGTCATAACGACAAGCGTATGAGGTGAGAGAATTCCATTTAATCTCCATCGGAAAAAGCTATCGTTGTCAAAGCTGTAAACATTTGTTGAAGGAACGATGTAATCTGATTCAATTTCAACAAGAGATCCAGCGGCTGGAACTGTTGCTGATGCAATCGTTGCTACTTCATCGCTTACTGGATCAACATCTGCAACGCGAACAACATATAGTTCATTTGCAACTAAGAGATATTGCTGTGCGGCGTAAATCAAGAACGGATCGCTCACATCAGGATGAGGATAGCCAAAAGTAGTTGTTAATTGGCGTGTGGTCGCAATAAGAGTCGGCAGATTAACCGGACCTTTAGAAGCGAATCCAATCAATCCCGCCCTATGAAGTGATTGGTCTGGTGCAATAAAGCTCAAATCTTTTTCAGTAATTCTAACACTAGGACTAATTGTGTTAGAAGGCGGGAAACCCTGTAGAATCGCCATAGTCTTATTCTCCCTTTCTTATCGTGTTTGGTAAGTGCCTTGTGGATATTAACCCATCTTTTTCTGCTCTATCTATGTATTCTGTTACTCTTTCATCTTCTAAAAGATAAATATTTTTTCCGCGACCTACTCCTGGTATGTTTAAAACGGTGAATTGGCTTGTACCTTGCCTTGACCGGATGATTAATTGAACTGGAAATTTCTTTTTGTTTTTTATTTCTAACATTCTAATTCCTTAACAGACTCTTCTATTCTCGCCATAACCTCAGTTATTTCTTCTTCGCTTAAGCCATTAACAAAATCAATTTTTGTTTTGAGAACAGCTTTTTTACGTTCAATGGGTTGTGGTATATATGTCTGTGCTGTCATATTAAATTCAAATTTAATTATTCTAATTGCTTGATCGCCTGGTTCGTTGTTCAGGTTATTCGCAATAGAATCCAGCTTAACAGTTACTTCCCAAGGCACGCCTGTTACTCGTATGTATGCAAGATGGCTAAATTTTGTAATAATCTGCTCTAATATTTGGTTCATGTCTTCGCGATACATAGTCCATGCTGTGGCTGTATATCCGATATTTACTGGAACTCCTCTTGCAAATCCAAATATGGTATCTCTGTTGTATTTTTCTTTTACAGTAATTCCTGGTTTTCCGTCATCTGCTCTTCGAAAATAATTTATTGCTTTGTGATATGTGTATCGATCTAAGTCATAATCAATTGACGTTTGGGTCAAAGCCAACAAAGGCAATTTCAATCTATCAACAACAAGAGTTTCATCTTTTCGAACGTTTGTTTGAACGATTGCAGCGACAGCTTTTTCTGGCGGACCAAGCATAACAGGTATTGGCCAAGCTTTTCCATCTTCATCAATAACGACAACATTTCTAAACATGTCAAGCATTGCTTCGTCGGTGCCACGAATTGATTTTGAATATCTGTAAAGAATAGTTCTATCTGGATTTTCTAGATCATTTGTGATTAATCCGCGTTGCATAGGATCACAATCAACTTTAGCTCCAAAACCAGTTTTTTTCATGGTTTCATCTTTAAGAAAATTTAATGTTTCATCATTAATTTTTCTGCGATTATCTGGATCTAAAGGTGGTTGATTTTCGCAATATGGTGGTGCTGGATCTAAATTCACGTCAAAAGGCATTCCTTTGGCGTTGCATTCATTTAAATTTTTTTGTTGTTGTTGGTTAGGATTGTTTGTACTACTCATGGTTTTCTCCTATAATTAATTATTCAACTGGAGTATGATAATGGAAAAAATTGAACTTAAATATCGAACATGGTATAAAGGTTCTGCGCCGAAGCCTATCAAGTTAGAAATTCCTGGCTGGTCTGGGGAGCATAATTCTCATAAAAATGGTGATATACCACAACCTTGGCATTGTCCTCCTTTTGTTGAAGGTTCGACTTATGGTTTAGAGTTGTGTTATCCATTTGATACAGAGGCACGTATTACTTTTGAAAATGGAAAATTAAAAGTTGAAGGTGATTTTACCAAAGAAAGCGAAGAATGCGGCGTTGATCTTCCGCCTTTTAAAAGTTTTACACCTACACATTTTGGCATGACTTCATCAGTAGACATTAAAGTTCCAACTGGTTATGTTCTTAGAACAGAACCGCATCCAAGATTTTTTACAGATACAACAAATACTGTTCCTTGTTGTTTGACTGGTCACTTGCAAACAGATTGGTGGCCAAAAGTTTTTTTTGTTGTATTCAAAAATCCAATTGAAGGTCAAACTTTAATTTTTAGAAAAGACGAACCATATGTGCAAATTTTAATTATTCCGAAAAAGATATCATATGATATTAAAGAGATGACAACTAGTAAAATCAATGAAAGACGTTTATATGACGATAAAATTGGCAAATACGCTAGAAATTTTGTCAAGAATGATTGGCGAGATAACTCAGGTCAAAAATTTGATGATAAATATAAAGTTTTAAGTGGTGTGGTTGCGAAGTATGGATCAAATTCTATTCGTAGCTTTGTTGAATCGGTTGAACAAAAAGTTGAAAAAAATAAAAAATTTAGCCGAAGACTTTTGATTAAGAGGAAAAATGAAAGCGTACAAGATAAAGAAAAATAAGTCTAATTTTCAGACATTTATAATTGGACCTTCGATAGGATCATTACCTAAGCCAAAAATACCTAGAAAAATGATATTTTCCATTCACAAGCCTTCGCTATATAAGCCCAAATCTATTTTTGAATTTGTCCAGCTTGACCGATCTGAGACTGCTGTTGCGATGGATTTTGCGTGGATTGAGGCTGTTGAGCAGTAGGTTGCAGTTGGGGTTGTCCAGGAACATTTGTTTGCATGACTTGTCGCAAGTTATTTATAGCGGTTTTTATGCGAGCGTCATTTGAATTTGAAAGAGTTTGCAATGTTCTGTTAAAGTTTGGATCTGCCAATGCTTTAGATTGTGCTTGAAGACCTGCAATTTGCGATGGAGACATTGCGGGTTGTGCAGGTTTTACAGGTTGCACAGGTTGCACAGGCGTTACAGGCATTGTGCCATATTCGAGAACATCTTGATAAAACTGATAAAACGACTTCATGTTTCCTCTTTTAAACTATTTTAATTTTTAGATCTGGTTGTTTCTGAGAAACTTTTCCTTCGCCTGTGACAACATCTTCTTGAAATCGTTGGCAAATCAGTTCAAGTCTTAAGGCTCCCCATAATTTAAATTCACCTAAATTACGTTGTACTATGACCCAATTTTCTCTTAAGTGAGGCGTGAATAATCGACTTCCAATTTTTGGTGGATGTCCTACATTTTGTAAAACGGCTCTATAATTAAGTTCAAATTTCATCTCATCAGGAGCGTCAATTCCAAATTGATTTAAAAGATTTTGTGATGGAATTGGATCATATGTGCACCAGAGTTGAACTGGATTATTTGAAAATATTTTCCCACGGGCTTCAAGATAAATTGGATCAATCATGCTATCTGTGATAACAACTTCATAGTAATAAATTGGCGATCCGCCACGAAGTATTGCCTCTTGATCCCAAAGATTAAACAAATCAAAATTTGGATTTTGAGGATCAAATTGTTGCACACTGCCAGTAAGTTGATACGGAGTTCCATCTTTGTTTAGTATAGGCATAACTTATATATTCAAAAAAAGCCCGCTTTTTTCAAAGCGAGCTTTTCTTGTTAAAATTAGATAAAAAAAATAAATTAATTAAGTACAAGACGTGGGCTTATTGCGATCTCCCCACCGCCTGCTGGCAAAATGTATGGAGCCGTAGAAAATCTTTCTACCCACAACAATTTAGGAGTAATTTCTGTAGTCGTAACGTAATAACCATAAACAGTAACGCCAGTCGTAAAGGTAAAAGTTTGCTGGGAATATTCGGCTGTGTTAACATTAGCAACAGATGTGGTTGTCCATTGTGCTCCTGTCAACGTAATTGGAGAATAACCCGTAGCAGTAGCTTGAGTAATATCTGCTATGACGTTGCTTTTTCCTGGTGACAGATTATTGGTATAAAGACATAAACATCTTTTGCCGCCAGCAGGAGGAGCACCGCCGTCTTGCGCAACTTTATTTAAAATATATTCAAGCATGAGGATATCAGCAGTATTTGGCACAACAAGCGACATTGGCTTTTCCTTTAAAAACTATACAATCTTATTTTATCTATAGTATTTTTAATTTTTATTTTTTAAAAAACTAAAAAGTACAATTCTTAATTGTTTAAACTATAATATTTAGTGTCGATTTTGATTTTACATATGCAATAATTATGCTTAAAAATAAAGATGGAACCCCTTACAAGTTATCTGGACCTAATCCTATGATGAAAAATCAGGAAATGTGGGGAAATTTCATAGTTCATAACATGGAATGGGATGAAGAGAAATCAAAAGACAACCAAAAATTAGTTCCAGTACAAACAGATTTTAACATAAGAGAATCTTTTATATCTTCTCTCGATGAAGCCAAAGAAGAATTAAAAGCTAAAGAACAAGAATTAAAATCTAAAGAAGAACCACCAATGAATTCATCGGTGGTTGATAAAAAAGAAGTCCCAGAAAGAAAAAAAATAGTTATACCTGAACCTATAGAAGATGATGTTGACATAGAAAAAGTTTTTATTCACTGTCTTCCCGCTTTTACTAGAAAGAAAAAAGATGAATTATACGGCGATGAGATCAACATGATTAAATATGGAGATCCTGTCTCTTTTGAAGGTGTTATGCTACAACAGGAAGATTTCTTCATAAAGGTTTGGACTGATGTTGAGAATATAAATATTGGATCTATTTTGTACCCTAAAACGAACTTTAAAAGATGGTGGAGAGTACAAGAAAAAATCATTAAAGGCACTGGATGGATTTTAATCGCAATGCCTTCAGACTATCAACCGTCATTTAAATTATGATC